TCTCCCGATGCCCCGGCGACGAGTGCCGACTCCACCGCTTCGAGGGCCAAGCCAACGCGGCCGTGAGCGCATGAACACGCCCGTCGTCGCCCGGCTCCGCGGCGGGTGCCGCATCTGCGGGCTCCCAGACGATGCGCGCACGGAGGTCAACAAGGCGATCTGGCCGTCCGGGATGCTGGGGCCCCGCGCGAAGGAGTACCGCGCAGCCGCGGTGGTGGCGGCGATGGAGCACGCGCTCCGCGTCTCCCCGCGCTCCGTGACGACGCACGCCGACCACATCGAGGCGACCTGGCGCACGCCGACCGTGGCCGCGCCCCCCACCGGCACCGAAGTCGAGCTGTTCGACGTGAGCCTCGACGCGATGACCGACCGCGCGGCGCAGCTCGGCGCCCGGGCGATGGTGGAGATCGAGACGGCCCTGCCGACGATGGAGCCCAAGGATCTCGTCCAGGTCGCGAAGATGGGCGTCACCGCCGTCGAGAAGCGGGAGAACCTGCGGATCAAGGACCGCCGGCCGAACATCAACCTCCTCGCCGTGTTCGGGCTCGTCTCCGGCCACGTCCCGGAGACTGCCCGGGCGGAGGATCTGTACCCCGTCGACCTGCTCGAAGCAGAGCTCGACGCCGAACGCCGCGCGTATGCCGTCCGCAGTAGCGACGACTGACCGGGCGGCGTTCCTCGACGCCCTCGACCAGCTCCCGGCCAAGCACAAGCGGTGGCTGTCGATCCCGGTCGCCGACCCGCGCGCCTTCGAGCTGTTCTGCTTCCACGGCCTCGGGGTCGTCGTGAACGACGCCCAGAACGAGCTCGCCCGGGACATCTTCATCCGGTACGGCGACATCGGCACGATCATGCACGTCGCGGCGTGGGCGAACCGCACCGGCAAGACGACGGGGATCACGGGCATCGAGGCGTACGCCGTGTGGCGGAAGTGGCGCCTCGCCCGGGCGAACCTCGAGGACTGGCTCGACTTCCGGTACCAATGGCTGCACGCCGCGCCGACCGGGCGCCTCACCTCGAGAGGGTGGGAGATCGCGGAGGCCCTGTTCTCGCGACGCAACCAGGCGCAGATCAGCCCGATCACGAACCGCCCCCGGGAGGCGGTGCTCGCCCCGTTCTTCACGGCGATCGCCACGCAGGACCCCAAGACGCGCCAGGAGCAGCTCCTCGTGGAGTGCGCGAACGGCGGGAAGATCGACTACTTCTCGACGCACGACGGGGCGGGCCGGCTGGAGTCCGAGACGTGGTGGGGCGCGACGTGGGACGAGTTCGGGCGCCACCAGCCGATCGAGGACATCCCGCTCCTCATCGACCAGACGTTCCTCCCGCGCGTGTCCGACTTCGAGGGCCCGATCGTCCTCTCGACGACGGCCACGGAGGACAACGAGTACGTCCTCATGGAGCTGGAGGACCGCGCCTCCGAGAACCCGCACCTGTACAACTTCCGGCGCGCCAGCCGCTCGGTCAACTTCGCCATGACGGCCCGCTCGATCCAGCGCCAGATCGACCTCTCGCTCAACACGGAGGCCGCGACCCGAAGCGTGAAGGGCGAGCTCGGCGTCGGGAGCGGCAAGCTGTTCCCACCCTTCCTCCTCGAGAACGCGTTTCGGAAGGATCTCCCGGAGCGGGCGCCGCCCCCGCGCACGGACGCGGAGTGGTCGGTCGTGCGGGCCCACAGCCAGATGTGGATGGCCTTCGACCACGGCCTCGGCGGGGACGAGAACGTCATCATCACCGCGAAGGTGCCCTTCCCGTACGTCGACGCGGAGCCCGGCAACCCGCTCATCGCGCAGCGCATGACGACCTTCAAGTCCAGACGGTCCTTGACCCCGGCGGAGCAGCACGAGTATCTTCGCGACGAGGCTGCCCTTTACCGCCCGACTGGAGTCATCATCGACAGTACGGCGGAGGGCGGCCTCGCCGTGTATCGCACGGCAAGGGCGGCGGGACTCCCGGCGATCGACTGCAACTTCGCCGGCCGCGCCGTGACCCACGTCTCCAACAAGGAGTACGGGATCCAAGCCCTCCAAGAGATGCTCTCCTACGGGCTGGAGGTGAAGCGGGACGACGACGGACGCATCGCGGAGTGGCCCGATCCGAAGGGCCCGTTCGGGCTCCTGCGGCTCCCGGCATCCGGCGAGTGGCTCAAGCTGCGGAACCAGCTTGCGACACTCCGGCGCGACGACGAGAAGCTGCGGCAGGATCGAGCGATGACGCTCCTCATGCTCGCGTGGCACCTGTGGAAGTTCCTCCAGGTCAAGCAGATGGGGCTCGACAAGGCCCAGAGGTTCAACGTCATGGCGACACGGAGACGGAGATGAAGCGCATGAAGCCGGTCCACCAGACGGCGTTCGCGTCCGCGTCGCGGGCGGCGAACACCTACCTCTCGTCGGAGTTCGACAACAGCATGGGCGCGATGGGTCTGCGCGCCTTCACCGACGTGACCGTGCCCAACGGCGGCAGCGTGACGATCACGCTCCAGGGCTACGACCCGACGAGCGCGAAGTGGTACACGCTCATCGCCGGCTCCGCGATCTCCACCGCCACGACACAGGCCCTCCTGACCTACCCGGGCGCCACGACCGTCGCGAACAGCGTCGGGCAATGGCCGGTCCCCGGGAAGTTCCGGGTGATGGCGGTCGTCGCAACCGCGGCCGTGACGTTCAGCGTCGGGCTCGAGCTCGTCAACTGACATGAGCTTCGCCGTCGCCCCCACCGACGAGCAGGGGCTCCGGCGCCTCCACGGCGCGATCGACGAGCTTCGCACGCTCCTCGAAGGCGACGCGGATCGCGTCCGGACTCGCTGCGAGACGTACCTCAACTGGTACTCCCCCGAATACAACGAGCGCCTGGGCACTCACGACGCGTGGATCGAGCCGGTCGACGTGGAGGACGTGGGCCTGACGCGCGCCAACTTCCCGATCTCCCGGGCCGTGGTCGACATCTGGACGAGCCTCGAAGCGGCGCGGCCCCCGGTCGGGCGCGCCGAGCCGGAGCGCCTCGCCCCGCCCGTGCCGTCGATCGACGACGCGGAGGCGGCGGAGCAGCGCCAGATGTACAAGATGCTCCGCACCCTCGAGGGCATGAAGGCGAACCTGCGCTCCGCGCGGGTCCGGACGTGGATGCGGCGCGACCACTTCGCCCTCAAGCATTTCCGCGCCGTCCGCCGGAAAAACCTGTACGGCTTCGCGTGGCAGAAGGTCGTCCCGAACGGCCGGCGCCGGGCCCCCGTCTCCACGATCCTCCGCAACCCGGCCACGATCTTCCCCGTCTGGAGCGACCGCGACCCCGACGACGTGGAGGCGATCCTCGTCGCGCACGAGATGGCCGCGACGAAGGCGAACCGCCTCTACAACCTCGGCCTCAAGATGTCGGGCCCGGTCATCGTCGGGAGCCAGGACGGGCGCTACCGCCGGCTCGAGGAGACGTGGACGGACTCCGAGCGGACGTTCGTGTGGGTCGAGGAGCTGTGGTGGACCGACCGGAAGTACCGGCCGGACGGCTCCATCGCCGGATCGACGGTGCACATGGCGACCCGCGTGTTCGACCAGATCGTCGACCACAAGGAGTACGTCGGGTGGAACGACGTGCCGTTCGTCATGTGGGAGAACACCGACGAGCGCGGCTCGATCGGCTGGTCCGACATCGCGGGCGTCATCGACATCAACGACGAGTTCAACCGCCGGCTCTCGCAGGAGGGCGACATCATCGGCGGCTACTCGGCGCCGCGCTACCAGCTCATCAACAGCATGGTCGGCCGGCAGGTCGAGATGCCGGGCCCGTTCGAGCTCATCAGCCTGAACGACCAGGAGCGCATCGAGCAGATCCTCACCCGGATCGACGTGTACCCGACGCAGCAGCACTTCCAGATCCTCACCGACCTGCTGCACCGCGTCTCCGGGCTCCCGCCGGTCGTCTGGGGGCTCATCCAGAACGCGCAGACCTCGGGCCGGGCCCTCACCGCGTCGTGGAAAGCCACGGAGGCGCGCCTCGCGCCCAAGCTCATGCGGAACGAGCAGTCCCTCGATCGCTGGCTCTCGATCGGCCTCAACTACGCCCGCCTGTACGACTGGGACGGCGCCCGGCGCCTGTTCGACGACCGTGACGGCCGGCTGTTCGAGGACTTCCGGTGGGCGTTCCCGCCGATGGAGCCGCGCGACTTCCAGGAGGTGACGGCGAACGCGATCACGAAGCGCGACGCCGGGCTCCAGACGACCATCCAGGCCATGCGCGAGACGGGCGAGGAGGCCGCGGAGGACATGCTCGAGGAGGTTCTGGCCGAGTACCAGGACA